ATTCGGTATTGGTGCCAACCTCGTTGGCTTCCCTGGAGGACTCTAAATATACCCCGTCCATAATAAACCATCAACCCACATATACGGACCATCATTATCCGTTCCGTATATGTTTCTACTTTAGCTTTTGTGTATGACAGCCTACACAGTTGCGATGCCTACACAGTTGCGATGCCTACACAGTTGCGATGAACTCCCAGTCCAATTCATCACAAATCTTTTTCCAGATCGCATCCTGTTCAATCAGTTTCTCTCTATCTTTTAGCATAGGTATGTGTTCCAAATATTTTGTCTGGTCGAGCAACTCAAACAACTTGAACACCACGTAATAATAGTGTAGAAAGTTCACTCTGTAGTCGGGACAATGTTTGGCATATGGGCACTGAATTTCCATGAAGAAATTACATAAGGTCTCCTCTAACTCCTGACTTATCAGAACAGGGCGTATCCCCAGCTTGTTCTTGATGAAGTTGATGTGCTCGTAGTACTTATTGTATCCTAACTTTTTCAACAAATCTTTGCACATGTAATACGTCAAGTCGTCAATCACGATGCGCTCCTTCTTGATCTGTAATTTCAAGTTCTCAATCACCTCTTCGGGAATCTGTGTCGTCTCCTTTCCCTGAAACTGAGATAGAATCTCCTTGAAATGATTGATCTTCTTGTAGGCGTAGAAGCACACCTCCTTAGGAGGCTCCTTGTACGACGGTTTGTCGTTCTCGATAAGATACTTCACGCTACTACTACACAGAGTACAAATCATCACACCTTCGTCCTCTATAGGCACAAGCTCGCCCTTGTAGCAAGACTTGCACACGTCCGTGGCATACACATACTTACTCACATCCAAAAAACTATTGTCGATATTAGACAAGTATCGCTGAATAATATTCGTATTGTTCTTCTCCATACAACGAATGTTGTCCTCCGCATTCGTATTTAGTTTGAAAAACGTATCCAATTTCGTATTGAGTGTCACATCTTCGTCGCCCTCCGATATCTTCTTCTTGTTCTCAAAATATCCAAACACAAACTGCGAATTATCCAAGAAATACTTGGACTTATTTCGCTTTAGTCGGACGATCTCAGCTTTGATCACATCTATTCTATCCTTACGGTCCAATTGTTGGTCCAATCTCTGACCAGAAATAGCTGTGCCCGCGGAGCGCCGATGTTTGTCCTTTAACGCGCGCAACTCCTTTGTTAGTTCATCGATGCGCAGCTCATCTGACGAAAACTCAGACATCTTTTCACAATGCTTACCATCTAGCGTAATGGTACTCTTCTCGCTCACCAATATCTTCTTGTTAGTTTTGGGTTTGAACGATGGCATGACAGAACAGGAACGGGACAAGAGTAGGTATATTATATTATATAAGCAGTTCACTCTATCCTAGTTACACATTTGATTCTTTGTACTTTGTAGAATGAGTCAGAGGATTTGTTTAGCAATGAAGAATGGAACAGATTTTCAATAATGACATTGGTTCAAAATCGTAAAAACAAGAGAGAAATGGTGTGTACTTATTGTACATAATGGATATAGTGAAGACCTTGCCTGCGAACGACAACGTTAAGATGGACCGACATACCTTCATGAAAATGTCGTTCATCTATACCGCAGTCAATGGCGGATGGACCGTGAGCAAAAAGAAGGACAAATACGTATTTTGCAAACCACATGAGGGACGCAAAGAAGTGTTTGAAAACTCTTACCTTGAAGCTTTCGTAAAAACCAATACAGAACTTATTTCAAAATAGTTGTATAATCGCACTATTCGTCCTATTCGCGTGTTTCTGCGATTTTATTATCTTTACTAGTATTATAATCATGGGAGGAGGCCTTATGCAACTAGTCGCCTACGGCGCACAAGACGTTTACTTGACTGGAAACCCCCAGATTACCTTCTGGAAGGTGACCTACCGCAGATATACCAACTTCGCCATTGAGTCCATTGAGCAAACGTTCAACGGACAGGCCGATTTTGGCCGCCGTGTGACATGTACCATCAGCCGCAATGGTGATCTTGCCTACCGCACCTACTTGCAGGTTACTCTCCCTGAGATTAACCAGTCTATGGGTACCGCAGCCACCGCCGCCGTGTATGCACGCTGGTTGGACTTCCCTGGAGAGCAACTCATCTCCCAGGTAGAGGTTGAGATTGGAGGACAGCGCATCGACCGTCAATATGGCGACTGGATGCACATCTGGAACCAGCTCACCATGACTGCTGACCAGCAGAAGGGATACTTCAAGATGGTTGGTAACACCACCCAACTTACATTCATCACCGATCCCACATTCGCCGAGATCGATGGTCCTTGCGATGCCAACGCACCCCGCCAGGTGTGCGCTCCTCGTAACGCACTCCCCGAGACCACTCTTTACATCCCCCTCCAGTTCTGGTTTTGCACCAACCCTGGACTCGCTCTTCCTTTGATCGCCCTTCAATACCACGAGGTCAAGATCAACTTGGACTTGCGTCCCATTGATGAGTGCCTATGGGCAGTCACCGCACTAGGATGCGAGGCTGGTGCCGCCAAGACGGCCGCCACCGCAACCATTGCCTATAACCAGTCTTTGGTCGCCGCTTCCCTATACGTTGATTATCTGTTCCTTGACTCCGACGAACGTCGCAGATTCGCACAGAACCCTCACGAGTATCTTATCACTCAACTCCAGTTCACTGGCGACGAGTCCGTCGGATCCTCTTCCAACAAGATCAAGCTCAACTTCAACCACCCCTGTAAGGAACTCATCTGGGTTGTACAGCCCGACGCAAACGTCGACTACTGTGCTTCCTTGATCTGTGACTCCTCCCTTTTCAAGGTCCTCGGAGCACAGCCCTTTAACTACAGTGATGCCATTGATGCCCTTCCCAACGCACTTCACGCATTCGGATCCCCTCTTGGTGTTGATGGTCCTGATGCTGTCATCAAGGATAATGCATTCGCTGATCCCACCGCCATTGGCAAGACATATGATGCTAGTTCTGGTCACTTTGACCTCATCAACGATGGTACCCTTCAGAACTCCGCCGTCTCTGACGCTGGATCCTTCGTCATGGCCGAGACTTCTCTCGACATGCATTGCTGGGGACAGAACCCCGTCGTCGTCGCCAAGCTTCAGCTTAACGGACAGGATCGTTTCTCCGAACGTGAGGGATCCTACTTCGACGTCGTCCAACCTTACCAATCACATACCCGTCACCCCGACACTGGTATCAACCTTTACTCTTTTGCACTCCGCCCAGAGGAACACCAACCTTCTGGCACGTGTAACTTCTCCCGTATTGACAACGCCACACTTCAGTTGGTCCTTTCCAACGCTTGCGTTGCCGGAACCAACACCGCAAAGGTCCGTGTCTATGCCACTAACTACAATGTCCTTCGTGTCATGAGCGGTATGGGAGGATTAGCGTATAGTAATTAAAACTAAGGTATTTAATCGTTAATTGGTAACAACTTAAAGACATTCATATTATATATAGTATAACATGAACTACACTGTGGAGTATGGTTTTGACAGCGAGAAGCAGTGCGGAAAGGTTACTTTCAGCGACAAAGTTGTTCTGATGGATTTTAAGGACTTATTTTCTATCATTAATCATGATAGAACATTTACACGATACACTTCCGAGAAGCAGTTCCCATTTTATATGCGAAACCAACAACTGGTGAGTTACATGGAACACATTTTTAAATATTCCCCCGAGAATATAAACTATATTTTTAAAAATGGCGATTCATATGATCTACGACGGTCTAATGTTGAAATATTTCATAATTATCACACAACTGTCACCCAAAAATATGAGGTGACATCTTATCAACTTGGACATATTACTACCAATGGAAGGTCTGCGTATACAATGAAAAATCCTATATGGAGAATCAATGAAAATGGGACTGAATACATGTTGATGTATTGTGAAAAGGACACGTTATGTAAGTTATGTCCTATATCATATCAAAAAATACTAGATTTTGAGAATGAACAAAATAACAAGAAAAAACTTACTTTCTATAAACATACCAATGGATATATAGGTTCTCATGTTGATGAAACAAATGGATTACTCATTCATCAAATTATAAACGACTGTTATGGTAATGGAAAAGGTACACACCTCATTAGTGTTGACCATATGGACCAAGACCCATTAAATAATACATACGATAATTTACGTATCACAACCAGAAAAGAACAAGAACAAAACTCAAATGGTATCAAAAAAGGTACGAAACGATCACGAAAGGCAGACGCCCACCCCTACCCCGAGGGGATCACCCATGATATGTTGCCTAAGTATATACATTATCCCAAACCAGAAGAGTACGGCACAAATGGAAAAACTCGCACCTGTTTCATTGTAGAAAAGCACCCCACGCTCATAGCCCACAACAAGAAGTCACTCTGCTCATCCAAGTCGGAGAAAGTATCTCCCGAGGAGAAGTTGCAGCAGGCGATCGACATCTTGGCGTATCTGGACAAGGGCGAGATGCCCCCAGAAAAAGAACCCGCGCTCCCGAAGTACTACTCGTTGTCCAACGCCCGCGGCAAGCCGCATTTGGTATACGAGCGAAGACGCGAAGACGGAACGCGCATGAACGTGAAGATGGTCTTGCCCGAGGACTTCGAAATGTCTTCGCAGGTGGAGCGTTTGGCAGCGAAGGTGTCGGTTAAGTATCCGGAAGTATGTAATTTAATCTGCGTGTAGTATAACGATGCCCGAATTAGTAGATGTGTTGTTAGAAGATTTAGAAGAAGGCAATGAATACTCCGTGATTTTTCCTGTAGGAGTAAATGGAGAACATGAGGCATATATGGCAGAATTTATACATACTGACTACGGTGAATATCTATTTACAATAGTAAGTATTAGTTCTGATCCTAGATTTGCAAGTAAGGAAGAAAATGATCAAATTAGCATACGCACAGGAGAACAGACTACTGATATCCGTGACCGAACTAAGTATATGGTTCTTGAAGAACAACATATCCCATTTCCACCTGAATTAGAGGACGCCCATACAGACCCTAATACTGATCAGGAGATCAATAGGATTTTAGACGAACGAGGTGGGGACGATGAATCGTCCCGTACGAGAATGTTACGAGTGCTTATGATGGGTCGTAGACCGTCTCAGTCTCCGTTATCACGAAGTGCTCAAAATAGCCCATTCGTCGGCTCGCGGTCGCGGTCGCACACGCCCGCGGGCGGGCGCCGCCGTCGGACGCGCAATGAGCGCGCCAATACGCGGCGCAAAAGAAAAAACAAACGCAAAAATAAAACGCGGCGCACCATGCCTCGCAAAAGCAAAAGAAAAAACAAAAACAAAAGCAACCGACGGAGCCACAAACGAGGCGGTTCGCGAACACCCACTCCAATAAATAGTCCTGAATTGTCTCGTGTTGCTCAGGTAATGAACCTCGTATTGAGTGAATTAGCAATCCGATATAGGGACGGGTGGAACTGGAACGCGGGCACAGGGGGATGGTTGCGTCTAGGAAATCCTGACTCTGTATCAGACTCGCCACCGTTCCCGGATATAATACTAAATGTCCTGAATAGAAATGTTGAGGAAGCCGAGACGACTCTGGACGAACTTGGACAGAGTGATCAGGGTGCCATACCCAGGACAAACGTAGTCAATGCGATATTGCCCATCAGTCAGGTAACACCTTTGATGCTCGCGGTTTATCTCCGAGATGTACATATGGTGAGGTTCTTGGTACAAAATGGTGCAGACATTAGTCATACCATAGAAATCTTGTCCGACAATGATTATGGACCCCCAGTTCGCACATCGGCTTTGGATATGGCTTATATATTGAACAACAATGACTATCATCCCGACGAGATAGTGATGTATTTACAGCAGAATCAGAGAAACAATTATGATTATTATTAGACATTTTCTCATTGAAATCGCACAAATAGTAGTAATATAAAGAGTTTTTTTACATTACCAATATAATGAATAATAGAGATAATTTGTTTACAAAACTTCCATACGAATTAGTAAATATCATACTTGAATATCACGGGCGCATCAAGTATAAATACAAAATAAAGAATAGTATTGATTACCATAAATTTGTAAATGTAATCCATAAACACGATAATAGATACAATATAATTATACCGATTATCGATAAGAAAATACGTATTATGAAAGAGACTGAGATATCTTCAAATAAATCGGGTTTTAATTTTGTACTCAGTTTTGATAAACATCCTTGTATGATATTATGCTATGAAAATAACATGTCGGTTCCAAATAACTTTTTTATAAGTTATGTAAATATGAAGGAAGAACGAGCAATAATGATTAGTGATATAATAAGAACAATTTATAATTGAGCAGTTTCAATGAGAAAAGGTGTAAAGACCCCACCCTAGCGGTAGATATAATATGATAACTCTCTGAAAAGTCTATGGGTCTGCTGGTATTTCATGTCTGCACATTGGACAACATACACATCTCACCAAATTGTTACTAGTTGAAGCATGCGTCCATCTAGAAGATTTTACAAGATGTTCAACCCAACAACGCGTACAATATGTATGGTTGCACTCCGTGGTGATGACGTCGCGGGTTATTTCCCACGATGAAGTGGGATAAGACCATTTAAATGACGTCGTCATATCCTCGTAACAAATAGGACATTCATTGTCTTCTGGTTTCTCTGGTGGGGTTTTTGCCAGGTCACGCTGATTTCTAAACGCATGCCATCTGGAAACGAGGGCGCCAACCATTTTTTTTTTTGAATATTCTAGCGGAATTGGCCGCAACATATATTTGCGGTTATAATGTCGGCTAGTTATCTGGGTTGATGCATGAACCACTGTGAGGTATTGCGCATAATGGTATGCGACATATCGCAACTCATTTGCGTACAATAGGTTGAAATCAGGACAAAGATCGTGCATCATACAGTTCCACCATTCATCGAGCATCTTTCGTCTTCCATTCATGTTGCTATTACATTTGACCATATGATGAGATGCACTGTTGCAAAACACACATCGTTCTACATCGCATTTCTTATATTTCATTGTAAATAATTGACTATAATTAGTCAGTTGTTTTATGTGTATAGCATACACGTATATTATTCGTTCAATTTTTACTGGGACGTCACATACTCACATACTGGATAGTGGTGTTGTGGGACGTGTAAAATGGGAGACAACTTAATAAGAATTGATTCATTCTTTCCCTACCATCCCTACCGACGAGCTCCTAACTTGGCTCAGTGGGTATAAATGTAAAGTTAGACACAGACAGCATAAGGTGTCTGTGTAGTTGAATTATCATCATGACTCTGTTGCGAAGTGTTAAACATATATTACCTTAACCGGTCGTATATGGATGAACCCTCTGTGGAGCTGATCACTCCCATTGCAGGTTTGACATGGAGTAGTCTTCGGTGGCTGCAAATATAACGTAGTTTTCCGTGTGGATAGTGGTGATAATTAAATGTTGCATGCGAATTGTTTGGATTGTACTAATCGTAATGGGTAATTGTGTATAAACGACGCGCAATACCAAGTATAGCTTATGTGGTTTATCCATAGCTATGCCCATTCTGCGCCAATTGCAGAAAACAATCTTAGGGGACGCCCTATTTTTTGTTGAAATATAGATGACGACATCAATCGTGGCGCACGGCCGCGACGCGGAGAAGGAGAAAACGTGGTCGCATGTGTAGATAAAGATACGATATTACACCGACCCACCCCCTACAGAAGCAATGTCATACCCTACAATAATGTATTTATATGTTTGGTGTATTCGGCTAGAGACATGAAGGTACCTGATTGATTAGACCCCTTGTCTAATTTACATTGTATTGTCCAGTCAGGGTTAATATTTATAATTTTTCCATCGACTGGCATAACCATTTCTTTGTAAAAACGCGAGGTTTCAACCCGTAATAACGACTGTCCTTGGGTTACATTGTCGCCAACTTTGACATATGTTTTAACAAATACACTATGTCGTAATTTATAACTCATAAAAGGTGTAAATCCTATTGTCGCAATATTGTTCACTGTAGAAATATATTCATGTGTACAGGTATAACGAATACATCTAGGTATTGTATGTATCATTTTATGTAATATCATATAACCACCTATCTAATATATATACACACTATTATATGTTGGAATTATGCCCGATTTGTGAAATAAAGAGTTGTCGATATAAAGTGTAAACCATGGTTACGGCTAGTGAGTTAACGAAAGGAAATAAATACATTATCTGCGATAAGAATGTGCCGATAGGAACCTATACATACATAGGCACAAAGTCTGGGGTAAATGACCAAGATAAGATGGCAACGTTTCTTATGTTTACTAGTAAACGTGGAGAACATGTATCAACATATGAATGTATAGAAGGGTACGAGATCACCGACAAAGGATTGGTAGAACCAACGATTACAATACACAGCCCCAAATGAAAACATGAAACACACAGATACGAAAACATTTTGTAGTGGTACTCTATAACATGTCATCCAACTCCAATGATAAATGGTTAATACGACTCGTACCTAGGGGTGACGAATCCCTGTCAGCAGTGGAAGGGTGGATAAAAGGACCAGATGGTAACCGATCAGGTATGGTTGCATGGAAAAAATTAAACACAGGAAGAACCACCAAAGCTGATGTGACCGCGTTGGAAGAGTTAATGGGAAATGTAACAATTGGTCAAACATATTCAGTTCCACAAGATGTTAATGTAGAAGAGGCAATGGGATTGATGTTTGCTAGTATGAGTTTGGGGACAGGAGACAAAAATGCGGGCGGACGAAGGCGTCGACGCCGTTCGACGCGCAGAAAGCGCACGCACAGAAAGCGCACGCACAGAAAGCGCACGCACAGAAAGCGCACGCACACGACGCGCAGAAAACGCAAGCGCACGGCGCAGAAAAGGCGCAGATAGACGCGTTTAGCAATCCAACAATCTAACAATCTAGCAATCTAGCAATCGTAATATAGAAAGACTATACTACGATTTATCCAACTTATTGAGATAAAGCGGGCTGGAATGGGAAATATAATATCATTATACATATATATATATACATATCATATGTCATTGGCACTTAAAAAACCCATAAAAACAGATGTTGATGAGGAAGATAACGACACTAATCCCGATATATATAGACTAATAACCATGATAAATGGGGAGATTGGTAACATATTCTATGGTCTCAATGAGAGAGAGGAGGTACAGGAAGTGGATACCGATGAAAATAGACGATTAGCAGGATTGATGGATGTAGCCGTCATACCTGG